GATCTTTGCTTCCTTTCCCGCCGTCCGAAATCCGATCTTTTACAGTGATTTTGACAAGAAACTCTTTTCCGTCGATAACCACCGGAGAGTAGAACCGGTGCATTCCGCGCAGGGTTTTGTCCGCGGATTTAACCCCCTGAGCCGCTTTTATGTCTCGGTAACTTTCCGCAGGGAAAGCGTGCTTCACCACTTCAGGGAGATTTTTCAAAACTACTGCGTTAGCCGCTCGGCTTTCGGTACCGCGCTCCAAACGGGAAATACCGTGAACGATCTCATCGGAATCATCGGCGCCAATAGTGAAACGCCACCCAGTAACTTCATTATCCAACGGAACTGCGTTATCACCGCGATACGGCTTGATAAGTTGAGCCATCCCCTTGTTATCCGGAACCGCAGAACCGTCGCTCTCTATGCGCGTTACCCTTACCCTGTAATCTGGGTTCTTCGCTGCACGATCCCCGTATTGCCAGTTCCGCCCCTGGGTCACCGGCATACTGAAGGCTTCCTTCGGTACCTCCGCAGACTTTCCGTCCTCCGACCACACGATCTTTGCCGAGAAGTCCCGAACCTTGTCCGGCTCAATCCCTAGATTCTTCGCAAGGGCCACCACGGCGCGGGAGTTAATCGCCGCCTGTACGCCCGCCTGCTGGAAGTTGAACTGACTCTGGCCTTTGTTGAAAAGAGCCGTCCGCTGATCCTCGTAGACAAGACGGGCTGCGTCCTGATACTTCTGCGTACGAATCTGCTCAGGACTGCGCCAAAACGCCCCGCCGAAGGCTGCACCCATCGCAGCGCTTACCGCCAAGTCCACGCCGTTCAAGTCGTACTGCTGAGCCAGTTGGTTGTAATCCTGATGTTCGAGGATGAATTTGATCCCCTCGACTTCGGCCACATTCGTCCCGGCATTCGCCGCAGCACCGTACGCCATGGACATACCGCGACTCGCACCGAGAACCGCCGGAAGCCGCATACCTATTGCGTTCATCCCGAACGACACCAGGCCGGCATTGATAGCCGTGTCGCGGTCTACGCCCTCATCCATCAAGCGATTCGTCTCATCGATGCCCACGTCAGCACCGAAAGCCAGTGCGCCGCCGGCGACGCCGCCCGCCAAACCGTAACCAATTGCCTTCGGAAGCGTCTTGAAAAGCCCGTAGACAATCTGAGAAGCCGTACCCATCGTTTCGGGATCGACCTCAAAGTGAACCTTGTTGTAATCGCGAATATCCCGGGCGGCCTGATCCATAACCGCCTTTTGCCCCTCCCACCAGGCGCGGGTTTCGTCCCTGCCCATACGGGAGAGAACATCGGCCCCGGTGTTCTTAAAAGCCGTGATAGCGGAACTCGCCGTCTGCAGCACCGCAGCGGGAATGCCCTTCCACGTATCGCCAAGCCCTGAGAAGACGCCGAGAGGCATATTGACGCCCGGAAGCGGACGTTCCTCAAACACCTTGTCCTTCAGATCGAGCATGACGCCGGGCTCATTGCGCAGGAAGTAACGGCGCAGTCGATCTGCCTCAACCGACGACAGTTTCCGCCCCGGGGTGTAAACGTCCTTCCCCTCAGCATTCCGAGACCATACACCCCCCGCCACACCGTCCTGACCGCTGTAAATCGACTGATCCGAGAAAGTCGGGTGATTCGGCTTTTTATATTTGTCGCCCAAGTGACCGCGCTCATCCTCAGACATCGTGCCGGACCGCAGCTCTTTCCAGGCACCGCGCAAGTCGTAGTCGTAAACGTCCTTTTCGCGGTGATTCTCTGTCGCCCATGCCTGATATTTTTCTTCCTCATCAGGCGACAAAACGGTATTGAACTTATCCGAATAGTCTTCCGAAAACGCATCGCGCGGGCCAACAGTATCCGTACCCCAACTGTTGATTCTCGCCTGTCGCATCTGTTCTTCACTCATCTGCGGCCGCTGAGAGGACGGGCTATAGATTTCCGAAAACAGCATTGTTATTCCTTCGTCTTCACCAAATCGAACGTATAAATAGAGCCGTCGTCACCGAACACCGGTTCGCCATTACGAAGCAGGCTGTACGTCACACTGCCGTCTGAGTTCACTTTCTCCGTCTGCAGGGCGAGTTTCGGCATTTGTGCAGCCAACCATGCACCAGACCTTGCCTGCCCACTAACGTAGAACAAGCCACGGGCCTTTTTAACTTCTTGCGCCTGAGTTGCTACGAGATCCCCCAAGTCTTCTTTGAAAATATTCCACGAATGCATCCCTTTCGGCATCACGGTTTTCTTACCGTTGTACGTTTCAACATCGCCGCCGACGGCCGCTGCTATGGCACCTTCAATGCTTCCGGAATCCGCCCATTGCTGATAAGCCAAAATGCCGCGCGCCAATTCCACCGTATCGGCCCGGGCCGCATCCGACTTAAACAGCCCCTGCGTTCCATCGTTGTCCGGATTGATAGTTGCGTAAAGCCGTGCCACATTGCCGATTTCCACTGCCGGATCATCTTTGACCTGCTTTTCGGCGATGAGCTGCAGCCCTCGAAGGTACATTTCTCCGGAAGTAATGCCGCCGTCACCCGGCGTTATGTCAAATCCGGCCATCGCCACGGCGTACTTTTTGTCACTCGCCTTCAGCTGATCCGACACCATCCGGATGCCGTTCGGACCCACAGCGTTTGCAATCCGAGCTAAGAGACCCACCTTGCCATCCACGTCCGCTGCATTGAGCGCCGTCACCAGCCGCGCCGACTCATCTTTAGAGAGAATGCGAGGCGCCCCACCCCAATCTCTGGCAACGCTCTCAGCCTGAGCCACGCGTTCGCCAAGCTGAGCCATCATCTTGTCCGGGGCTTCAAAATTCAACGGTTCATAGCCAAATTGTTTTGTGTCAATGGCCGCACCCACCGGGTCCGCAGCCCGGAGTTTCACAATTTCCTGAGCCGCCTTCACACGAGCGTCATACAGCTTGCGGTCATCGGCATAGGACGGAGAACCCGGAACCGGCTTCGCATTTGCGAGGTCATGCTGAATCTGCTCATTGTCCATGAACTGATAGGTATAGACCGCCGTATTCGTATCGAAGGCCGCCTTGTAATCGTTGTAGCGTTCTTTGCCTGCTTTCTCGCCAAACGCCCCGACGAAATCCTCTTCGGACAATTCGTTCTCGTCATAGCCCCGATCTGCCGCCGTCTTCACTGAGTTCTGCACCGCCGTCCGCAAATCCGCCTGAGCCGCCGCCCGGTTCTGTGCCGCATAGGAATAGGCGGCCGAGAAAAGCTCCACCTTCTGCGCCTGATTGAGCCCATCAATCGCCGGAATGCCGGTACGATGCCCAGGCTTCAGGGACTCTTTGATGAAGTCTTTCTTGTTCAGCATTGTTTCGCCGACGGAGCCGGCGAGCATCATCGCGAGCGGTTGTTTGGCCTGTTGCCACAGCTGAGTCCCGATCTTGGCCGCCACGTCATTGCCGATGGAGCCACGGTTGTTCTGAAAGTCCGTCAAGGCCGCCACAGCGTCATCCTGCCCCCACGTGTTATAGCGCTGAGCCTGAGCCATATCCCAGTAACCTTCGCGCAAGGCTTTCGTCTGTTCCTCACCAAGACCCTGCATTTTGGCAAGGGCCGTGATTTCATCGTCAAGGCTTTGATAGGACGCGCCGCAGTAGTCTTTGTTGCCGTAGTTCTGCCCGATGCTTTCCACAAGCGAATCAATACGAGCTTTAGACGTTCCGATGTGCCAGGCGTCCCGCTGACGGCTCATCCACTGCATAGACTGCCCCTGAGCCGACCGGAGACGATCCTGAATGCGGGACTGCACCGCCTCACGGGCCCAAGGCGACAAACTGCCGAGAATGTCGTCGGCATCCTTCTTGAGCCCCTGCATCGCGCCGTCGTAGGCGTCTACGGCATTCTTACCCTTCTGATTGAAGTAGCCGGCTTCCGGATCATAGAGGCGCGTCTGCACCGCCTCCATGTACTTCATTTCGGCCTCGTCGCTTTCCGCCTTGATATTTCGTGCGGCAATCGTCTGAAGCGCCTTACCGGCATTGTTCGCAAAGTCCTGCAAGGGCTGTTGCGCATCCTGCATCAACTTCGCGTAATTAATCGTCTGATTCGGAAGTTGGGCCACCTGCCGCCCTGTCTGTCCGGAATCCACAACGGACGGCACGCCGCCCTGATACATCGGAACCATCGGCATCGTGCCTTCTCCTAATAGAGTTTGACGCCGTTAAAGACGCCGTACTGGAACGTCGGCGCAGCCTGAGTGCTACCCAGCATCGGAATCTTTGCGCCACCCACTTCGATAGTTGGCGTCTTTTTGAGCGTGAGGGAGTCGCCCGGCTGAGCGGTCTGCGTCCCATTGCCGGCATCCTTGAAAACGCCGTTGGCGGACATGAGCATGTAATTACTGCCGACCTGAGACGCCGTATTGAGAATGGACGTAGCGAAGTTCAGACCAACGCTCTGCTTTGAGGCTTCCGCCATCAGCGCCTGCCCCTCGTAGTTCGCCGCCTGCATCCGGTAGCCCCAGGCGTTCCGGACGGCATTCTCCTTCATCTGATTCTTGTCCATTTCTTTGACAATATCAGTCGAAGCCTGCACTTCTGCTGCCGAACCTTCGCCTACTGCCACGCCATTCGCCGCCAAGGCCGCCCGCTGAGCCGACTTCAGCTGCCCGGCTTCCATCGTTTTTCGCACTGTCGCGGACTCATTAGCCCGCAAGACAGCCTGCGCCTGCAGTTCCATGGACTGCGCATTGATTCTGGCAATATTGGCCTGAGCCTTCGCGATAGAGTTCTGATGCCGGGTAACGCTCATGCCGCCAAAAGCGCTAACAAGGCCCGCCGCGGCCTGCAGCCATAACGTTCCGTACCCTGCCTGAGCCGGCGTGAGCCCGGCGCTTTCTGAAGTTGTCGGAGTTGTTGCCATAAAAAAATCCCCCTGATTGTCCGCACCCTAAGACAGGTCAGGGCGCATACGCGCAGGGGGAAAAGGCGGCGTCATAAGACCGCCCACGGTTCTCAGGAGAGATTCGTTACTGTTGCGCCGCCATCATGCCTTGCACCACCTTTCCGGCCATCGTGGAGCCGTCTGCCGGCACCTTGCCGAGTTTGGCGAGAGAGTCCACGCCCTGAGCCATCTGGGCTTGCTGAGCCTGCTGCTGCATCGCCTGATTCTCTGCTTCCACGGCCTGCATCGCCTGCTCAGTCGGCACCACTACCGACGGAGCCACGCTGAGGTAATCGGCGTATTCGTCGGCCGCCGCGAAGGGATCAATCTTCTTTATCACCCGATTGTCGTACTGAGCGAGATTGCCGATACGCATCAGGTACTGATCGAGGCTATTGGCCCGCAGCGAGCGTTGCGCCCGGCTCAACATCGACATGTAGCGGATTTTCAGCTGTTGCCCCTGCAGTTCCGGAGGCGCCGGCGGCAATTGTCCGGCACGGGCGAGGATGTTGAAAGCTCGTTCAATGAGGGACTTCAGCACCTCGTTATTGAGACGGGACAGCACCGGCCCCAGGAGCATCAACTTTTCCTCATTGCGCCGCGCCACTTCTTCGGCCGTCATCTGATGCTTGTTCGCGGACGACACCATCAGGAACATATCGACACAGAACGCCTGATTGATACGCTGACGAATATCCTGCATATCCGCCGCCAGGGCCGTGAGATCAGGTCTAACCGCCCAAGCACTCTGCACCTGATTCGCCTGAGACGGCATATCAATGAAGTTTCGGCCGCCAGGCAGGAAATCAAGTTCCGATTCCTTCGCGGATACCGGGAAGATCAACGGTGGGTTCACCGCGTAATCAATGGCGTTCCCCTTCTGCAGGCACTCGTGATGTAGCTGTTTCGTATCGCCGATAGCAATGATGCCGGGGGCTTCTTCGGAATAAACATCCGAAGCGTTCGCCCCCCAGCGTCCCACCACCGCCGGAAATTCGTTGTAGCCTGACTCCTGGAGAATTCCGTCTTCGCCTTCGTCGCAGTCAATCTGCAACACCACCATCCGCCACGGCATATTGAGATTGTCTTTCTTAGTGCGGTCACGATCAAAGCGCGGCTCAATGGCATGAATGCACTTGAAGGACTTATCTGGGCGGCCCTGATCGTACGCGTCCCGCACGGCCTTAGAACACTTGGAACTGCCATACTGCTCAATCATCTGCGCCGCCGTCATAGAGAAACGACGGTAAACCGTATTGGGACGATTACAGGAATCTACGCCAATGCAGTACTCACCGCAGACCAACGGATAGCAGTGGAAGCCAGCCTTCGCGTCCTCCACGATAATCATCGCGCACGTCCCGTAGACGCCGACCTCACGCCAACCGTGGTGCAACGCCTGATAGACGTTTGTGCTTTCAAACGCCATTTCCAAAATGCGCTGCACACGGTCGAGATAAACTTTTACCTCGTGGCTTTCGTCCAAATCAGGCGTTCCCGTCGTGAGCGCGAACCACTGCGTCGAAGGATCGTTCATCCCCGACTGTAGCCCGGACGACAGAATCGTCGCCGCGTACGTCGCCGCATTGTCGTAGATTTTGTTCCACCGACTACGGGACTGATTCTTAACATCCGTCCCCAGGAAACGCCCACTTGCCGGCGTTATGTGGCGTGAAATCTCAAGCCACTGAGATTCGTAGGGCTCACGCTCATTGCAGAGCACCACCCAGCGCCGCAGGATTGTTTCACGTAAGTCCTTACCGTCGCTCATGGCTTACCCCAACGTAGAACCACCGCCTAAGCTCATCTGATTCTTATTGACGCCGCCGGCCCCGGACAGAAGCGTAGACCCGCCGGACAAACCGCCGTCCTGATTCATCGAGAGAATGCCGGACACGTCCGCCCGATTCTGTTGCTGGCGCCGGGTAGCCTGCGCGGACTGTTCCGCCTGCTTTTTAGCGTTCTCTTCCGCCTGACGCGTTGCGCGATCTTGTGCTTTCGCCTGCTTATTGGCTGAGTACATCGAAGCGGCTGCGGCCCCTATTATCGCCGCTGTTGTTGCACCTGACATTGTTATTTCCTCCGAGTGAGAAGATGTTCGTATTCGTCCGTAAACTCAGGTTCGCAGTCTTCCGGAATTGCGTTCCGAGTCGCATAAACCATGGTGATCGTCGTGTCTTGAAGCGCGTGATAGGCCACTTTTCGCCCTGCCATGCCGCGTAGCACCGTGTAGCCCTTCACCCGATGAGACTCGCTATCCGCGCGAATCACCACGTCGCCGCTGATAATGACCACCGTCGGCACCTTGATAAGAGCTGAGGTAAGCAACACCCCGGCCGCGATTCGGCACGTCCGCACGTAGCAGCCGGCGTGGATAAAGTGATCCGTCGGCACGTCCGCTGGCGGCATCGTTTCGTTGAACGCTTCAAGGGCTTTCACTTCGGCAATCCCTGCCGCCGTTGTCGGAGGCAGTTCGCCGCGAGATTGCAGTGCCGCCGTCATAACCGCACCTGGAAAACCGTGTTGACGGGCGTATAGAGGCGCCGGCACAGTTCCTCAAACCGAGAACCGCAGCGCGCCCCTACCATCAGCACCTGGGCGCCGGCCTCACGGGCCACCTTCTCGGCCTCACGCAGAAGCCGCAGTCCCGCCGTGCCCTGTCGGTGCTCTTTGGCGAGAAAGATGGATTCCACGGACGCGAGCACTTCCTGATAGTGCGGGATGCGATGGATCATGATATTGACCCCGCCGACAATGCGTCCGCCGTCAAAAACACCAACCGGGATAAAAGCCCCTGCCTTTTCGGCTGCAATGTACTCATCGGGATTCGGTGCGCCACGCATGAAAGGACTTCCGCTTTCGTCTGCGTAGTCCTTGATAATCTGCTGAAATTCCGGGCGTGCGAACGTTTCCGCCCAAGTCGTTCTACGTATTTCCATAGCGCCTCCTATGCCAGCATGATCGGCGCAGAGTCAGGAAGTACGCGCACGAAAAACCCCGGTTCATCGCCGGGGTTCTCTTTGCAATCTCAGTTCTACGAATCGCTACGGAAACGGGTTTTGCTTATAGCCGCGCCTCAATCAAACGATTATCGGAAGTCCTACGATATATGGGGCCATTCCATGCACACGGTATTGCAAAAGATTTTGCAGGTTCTTCTGAATGATCTCGTTCTTCTCGTTAGCTACAAGCCAACGCTTCACACCATTGGTAATCACCAAGCAAAAATCCTTGGCGTCATAAGCATAGGCATCGTTGAATTTGCAATCTCTGACTGAAAGGCAGGGGTTCTCGGGGATAAGAATAATCCGACGGACGTCTTCGCCAGTCAGCCCGCTCAATTTCCCCTCGTGAACAAGTTTGCACCGCAGACGCCACAAATCCGCAGGCCTCAAAAAATCAGTCGGGAGATTTCGGCTGCACCACGCTTTGTATTTAGCGCCTATCTGACTCGCTCTAGCCCCATTTTCCAGCTCAAGCCTCACGCATATATCGGGCAAAGATAGTGAACAGACAACAGCTAGGAGATACAGCCGATTTCTCGCGGCAATTTCAATTTCTTGAAGTAACGGAAAGAGTGCGGTGCTCGAACTGTCGCTGGGCATTTTCTGGAACCCCTACGGAAGAAAGCAGATCGAACAAGTCTACATCAGTAGCGCAACAACCGCCTTCGTTGTACGCCCGAACAACGATACGACCTTTGTCATTGAACCAAAGTTCCACAGCTTCCCCTTCGGAATACTCTCGAACCCCTGTTAGAACAGCGATCTTTGTCTCCATGATCTTTCTCCATTGTCCGAATTATGGCATTAGTGTTCAAAGACGCGCCTCAATCTGCGCCAGGCGCCAGCGTTGGTAGGCGCACTCAAGGGCCAAGGCTTCTTCGTAGCGGATGCCGTACCGATCTCCGGCGGCAGTCACCAGGCGTTTTTCCACGTGCGACACTTCGGGCGTCGTGATGTTCCCGTCCTCGTCCGTCACCTCCGGCTGATCCACCACGGTGACGTCCTCGTACTCATCCTCCCACTTGTCGTAGCAGAGAAGACCGTAGCGAGTTGCGTCCAAGCCTTCGGACTTGAAAGCCTCGATGACTTGCTGGGCGATCACGCCGACATGCAAGCGAGCGTCAGCACCCTTCTTCTCTATCGCGTCCTTGAACTGGAAGACCTTGAAATTGACCTTGCCCCAGGCACGCATGAGGGCGTCGTCAGGCGCGGTGATGTTCTCTTTGTAGCGGGCGTCAGAGGTGTTGATTGACCCCGTACCGGCATATAGCTGCTCCCATCGAGTCGCCGCAGCCCCAATCGCTTGGGCATTGTCGTTACCAGGACATAGCGCATACGAAGCGTTTAAGTAAGCTTTGCAGGCAAAGGACTGAGTATCATCGTCCCACGTACCGATAAAAAATTGCTGCCCCTTGTACCCGATATGTCCGCCGTTTGATAAATACCCTTCACCTAAACTGATGTGTGGGCGTTTTTTACCTATAAAGCTTGACGTAAGAGACTGGCAGGTGTCCATGCCGTTAACGAAGGCGTTTCTGCTGTTGATGTTTCTGACTGAACCTCCCTGAACGCCATTACTAACACCGGGTATATCAATATCTTGCAGGATCAAATTAGGATTAACTGAGTATATTCCGCGAGTTAGTCCTGTTTGTTTATTTACCTGACAGTTGATAATCGAATCCAAACCACCAACTTCATCTCGAATAAGATATTGATAGTTTTTAACGTTATCAAAGAAAATGTTTTCAAGTCGATTATGGATAGCTGTTGCGTTCGTGCTATAAAACTTAATTACTCCGTAGTATTCGGATATTTCACTGTCAATTACAAAATCAACAAACGAAATATTTTTATAATTCGAGTAATAGCTATTAAGCGAACATTGAACGCCATATTCAGTTACGTGTCTGGCATCAACACCTTGGATAAGAACACCATCGACACTAACGTTTGCGTATCCCAAAACGATAAGCGGCTCGATTCTTCCGGTGAGTCCTGAAGTGTTGTAATACAGATTTCGCAATGTCAGATTTTTAATCTGTACATTTCTAGCACACGTTTTCTCAGCGCGTTCTTCTACTGAAATTTCAGTTGGATTATTTTCAAGTGTCAAACCAATAGCACAACATTCTGCTATACAGTTTGAAAAGGTTAAATTTCTTGCAGGAGGTTCTTCGTGATGACCTCCAGCTGCATATCCCGCTCCGAAGCCATAGGAGTAGCAATCCGAAACAACTACGCCATCGTTGCCTCCGTCCAACTCAATACCATGCTGATGATACTGAATGGTTACGCCTTCACGATCATAGATGGATGTGTGATTTGAAATAAAAACATTGCGCGCAAAATGCGTAGTCAGTCCATCATCAACAACCGGGTTATGTGTAGCGGTTTGGAAGAAACGAATGCGCTCGCAACCCCCGCTAACGGCGTCGTAGTTAAAGTGCCCTACAGAGTAGTTGTTCTTTAGCTCAAACGTGGCGCAGTCAAAGCCGTGTAAAACTGGATCATAGACAGTAACGTAGAAAACGTTGGCGTCTTTTACGCCAGCAAGTTTTACTCCGCATCCTCCATAGCTATCATCAGTTTGCTCGGCACGATCCCAGCCATACATATAAATAGACATACCCGACAAACTGATGTTTTCATCGTATTCAGTTTGTGGAATGTTGTTGTATTTGGCTTCATATCGGCCTTTGTTGCAAAAGCCGTCAGTTACAATTGGAGCAGATTGAGAAACATGGATTTTTGTAGCGTTTCTTCCGGCGCCGTATACACCACAGTTTGAAGGGAGATATATATCTTTGCTAATGAGATAGTCGCCTGAAGGGATAAAACAGGAGGCTTTCTTAATAACACTAACATTAATAGCTTTTTGAATAGCTTCGGTGTCATCATGGTGGCCATCGCCAACAGCTCCAAAATCCTTCACATTGACGACGTCCGCGAAGCGATACCGGAGCTGACGCGGGTAGACGGTACCGGCCGCGGCCACCGGCAACATATCCCCGATGCCTGTGGGCGTTTCCACAATGTGAATATCCTTGCCCTTCTTCTTGGCGAGGGCGACTCCGGAATGGTAGTAGTTTGTCATGATTAAGCACCCGTGCCGCTACCGTCGTAGACTACGGCGGTCTTTGCACCGACATACATATTTGATTTCATACTGGATCGGCAATCGCTGTACTGCGAGTACATTGGCCCTAACGCAAAGAACCGCACACCGGTGAAGCCGTCGGGGAAAGTGAAGGACGCCAGACTCGAATACAGACTTAAGGAGGAGCCCGAGTTCGAGTACACGAGGTAAGTCGTCGGAAGGTTTGACGACATTCCGGAGAAGTCGAGGGTATTGATTCGCAGGTCGCAGCGCAAGGTATAGACGGCGTACTGAGGCGACAACGATGCGCCGGCTGAGTTGAAGCTACAGTTTCGAATATCGACCTCTCCGCCTTCGGCATGAACAATCATCCGTATCCCACCGTAGTCCTGAACCCCCTTGAACGTGAGCTGTGAGAATCGCACCGTACTGTCGTTGACTCGGACAGGCGGAAGAACGGCTGTCGCTTTCCCTGCCCACTGTTGAACGACAACTAGGCGAAGCAGTCCTTGCAGATACAGAATGCTGACGCGGGAGAAGTCCCCGGCCACGTTGATAACCGCGCGGTATTGCTTCTTAGTCTGCTGCAGGCACCAAATTGCCCGGTTCAAAGAGTTGAATGGCTTAGCCGCGGTACCATCCCCGGCGTAGGCCGCCGAGGCATCAACATAGATAGCGACGTTCTCCTGCATCAGATTACCGAAAAAGGCCCCGCTTTCAGCGAGGACTCTATCCTGTGTCTGCGGTAACGCTGACGGTTCTGCCAAGTCGAAATCTGCGAGATAGAAAGGAATTTCATTGGGTCCGTCGTTAAAGCCAAGAAGCATGGCCCCCTTGAAGAAGGCCACGCTTTCCAACTCGGCGAACGATCCCCCAAGGAACCACTTCCACACGGCTCTACACTTTGCCGTATCAAACACGACAATGGCTTCCTCGCGCTGCAGAACATTCGCACTGCTTGTGGTACTGCGCGGGAAGAACAACAAGCCCTTGTATGCACCAAAGTCCTGCCCTGTCGCCGGAGCCCATGTTGGATAGCTCCACGGGATAGAACGCTCCAATTCCCAATCCGTCGTGTACACTAAAACTTGGGCATTGGCATAGGTGTAGAACCGATCGGTATAGGAGTCGTAGGCGATAGCGCCGCCACTAGCTGCAGGCAAAGCGATAAAACCTTCGCGCGTCAATGTAGCCGCGTCAACGACAGCGATAGCCCGAGCCGCGTCACTAGCCAACGTCGTGACGTACAACTTTCCATTGCAGTACGTCAGACCATTAGCGTGATAGAGATCAGTGTAATCCGCGGACGTTCGGGCGCCCGTAGACACAGTGTATTTCACAATTCGCTGAGACGCGTTGTCCTGCGTGATTTCAGCGAACCAAACGGTATCCTCTCCATCGGTGCAAAACCCTTGCAGGAAGTACCGCGAGTTTGAATCCCGCCAGTCAACCGCCGTGGTAAAAAGAATGCCGGGATCAAGGCGTTCGGTAAATTGACGAGTCCGCCACCACGGAGAAGCCAGCACGGTACTCTTGCTAACCATATCGGCCAGTTTCTCAGCAATCGTCTTAAACAGCTTCCCCAGAGTATCGCCGCCCACCAACCGATTGGAAATATCCTCCCCAGCGTTCCCCGGATTGCCGTAGCCCTTGACCCAGAAGTACCCGTCGAACGGGTAAGCCTCGACCTCTTCGAGGGAATTCACCAGGTGGGGAATATCCCACGAGTAGCGTTCGATCAAGCCCTTGATGGCTTCGCAGGCGGCAAGCGCTTCCTTGGACGCCCCGGCTGCAGCGATAGCGTCGTCCACCGCGGCGAGCAACTTATCGCGCAGCTGACGAGGGGTGATCGTGTCCGTCGGATCGGTGATGAGCGCGCGGCTGACTTGCTCGACAAGCTGCTGAATTTGCACGACCGTTCTGTCAAGCGCCGTGTTTATCGTTTCCGGCGGAAAGCGGATGTAATTCGTGAGCTGAGTGGTCTGCGTGTAGGGAATGTCCGTCCCAACCGATACGATCTGCGTTTCATTCAGGGCATTCGTCAGAGTCACCGTACCACCGGGCGTAGCCTCCTGATCTTGGTTCATTTCCACGGAGTAATCCGCGTTGTATTCCAAATTTTTCGGAGGATCATTCTCTTTTTCTGCCAGGGCGACAAATACGTCCGTCGGCTCAAAAATCTTGAAGCCAAACGGAAGAATCTTTGTCCCGGCCCCGGTAAAAGGCCCTGCTAATCGTTTTACGTTTCCTACAGCCATAAAAAGCCCCTCAAAGATGAGAGGCATTGTCAACAGCGTTCACCAGGCTACGCGCACATCACGCATACGGGTCCCGAACGGTATGCGCCCCCAGACGACCGTTACGCGGCTGAGCGTGCTCCATCTCCGACAGGTACTCATTCATTTGCACGGCAAACGTGAGCATCAGCGCGTCCGCATGATCTGGGGACGACAGACCGCGATCCTTCATACTCTCTTTGCTTTCGAGCAGAATCTGATTCGTCGGCGTATAGCCGTACTCAACCCCGGTCAAGTCCGTCACAAGATCGTCGTTCTGTTCGATACAGCCGCCGGCCTTCAGCCATTCGCGCCCACGCCCCCACATTTCCGCTCGAAGATTCTTGTAGCGTTCGATATTCGTTGCCCCGCCACCGAAGTTGATGGAGTTCACCGGATAACCGTTATGCCGCAGCCAGTCAATCGGGGACGCCCCCACACCGCCGGCGTCCACATTGATAACAACCTTTCGGGCGCCCTTCTGTCGGAATTCGTTGTAGACCTCAGCAATCTTCGCCGCCAACTCCCAACCGTCCAGTCCGCGGAACTCTTTTGCCGGATAAGACCGGGCATCGGTCCCGATCCTGCAACAGATGACAGACGCGTCGTCACCGAACCGCGCCACGTCCACACCAAGAATCACCACCTGCCGATAGTAGGAACAGTGCTCCAACTGTCGTTGCATGGCCTCATCGACTATGGCACGCGGGATAAACTGCAGCGAAGACGCCGACGGGAACTGCCCCAGCACACGCACACGCACAAAGTCCGAGTCGATGCCGTAGTCCTGAATCCACGTCGCAATCTTTTTCTTGTCCGTACCGATAGCCGTCCGCCCATCCACATGACGATGCACCCAACGATGCCGGTACTTGTTAAAGCACTCGTAGAAGCGCCCGGTGTTTCGCGTCGGGTTGCCGAAAACCATCCAAAAAATCTGAGTGTCCTTATCGGTCATGGCACCTTCGACGACTTCCCAAATTATGTCGGCAATGGCGGAAGCCTCATCGAAAATCACCATGATGCGCTTTCGGGCGTTATGTAGCCCAGCGAAGCCTTCGGGGCGCGATTCGGACCAAGGAATCGCGTCAAAGCGCCACGTCTTGTCATGATCCTTCTGCCGGCTACAGACGCACGTCGCCGAGATGCGAAACCACGACTTGAAGAGACAGAGATTGAACCACTTCGTCACTTCGGCAAACGTCTTAGTTCGCAGCTGGGTGTCGGTGTTGGCCGTGACGATGCCGCGGGTATCCGGGAACGTCGCCATGCTCCACAGCGTGATCCAAGCCACGAGAGCGGACTTTCCCACGCCGTGACCGGCCGCCGTCGCGTCCAGGTAGGCGGAAATGGCCCCCTCCTCATCCCCTCGCTGAAGGTAGTCCCTCATGCTCGTGAGCACGTCCACCTGCCACACGTCCGGACCGTCCCATCCGGCGAGGGTATCTTTGCCCCACGGGAAGGCAATCTGGACGAACTTCAGAGGGTCCTTTGAAGTCTGCGCGGCAACCTCCACAAGAGCCTGATTGACGCCCGCCGGCGTGTCGAGATCAATACGATCCAGCACCAAAAAGGCGTCCGCCTCTTTCTTTTTCGTCTTACTTGAGGGCACCTATTCTCTCCCGCAGAATCTCAGCCAAAGACATAAGGGCTTCGTCCTTAGCCTCTTCAGCCTTGTCTTTACCCATCTTGAGAAAGCCACCGAGCGTTTTGGCGGCCTGATTCGCGGCCAGTGGATCGACCATGACCCAAACCTGTTTGCCGTCCTTGTCGAGCGTTTGTTCATCATCGTCTCCGTCCGCTATCAGCTGAGTATTGACTTCAATGATCTGCTTCAGCTTTCGGTAGACGTACTCGGGGTTGACGCCGGCGGCTTCCGCGGCGCGGTCGATCTCTTCCTCTACGGCCTTTTGAATGTTAGGTTTTTTCAAGTTCTCGCTTGCAATCGCCCCGGCCGTCTTTTTCGAATATCCGGCCTTAATCGCCGCCTCAGTCGCTGACTTCGAAGCGGCGACGGCCTTCGCAAACTTCTGCTGCTTCACCGTCAGTTTCTTTTCCGTCATACGCTCCTCTTGATCTTTTTCCACCCGGCGACCGATTGGCAGCGCCGGGAGCCATCCACATAACTCCGGATTGTCCGAATCGGCATATCCAGCATCAGGCTAATTTCCCGGAAGGTGTAGCCCTCCTGCCTCAGCTCTATGGCGTGCTCAATATCCGAATCCAGGTACTTCGCGTTCCAATGATCCTCACCGATAACCGCGCCGTTGTCGGCTACTGTCGCAATCATCGTCACGACGGTATGCGTACGGGCACAGGTTGCGGGCTTTGGTTTCGGCCGTGGCGATGATCTTGGCGCGTTGCAGGCTTCCGACGGGGAGCGTTCGGGCATGATCGGCAGCTGAAACAAGGAGAGCTGCAGCCAAGGGCGTGAGAACAGTGCTAACTCCGATGGATTCATTCATTTAAAACTCCTCTATGTTCCACCCGCACCCCTGACGCTTCGCCTTTGGGAAGACCACAATCATCCGGAACGGGTACTGAGACGCAGCAACCTTCACCTTTACCCGGGCGTCGTCCTGAAACACGGCGAGCGTCCCTTTGACCTCGTGAAGTTCAATTTCACCGTTTGGCCGGAGCACCATGAAGTCGGGCGTGTACCAGCACTTCCCGGCGGCAATCTTGACTTTCATGGACTCGAACCAAAACTTCTCAATGCGCCCCGCCTGCTGTTCTGCCTTCAGAAAAGCCGCATAAGCGGATTCCGTCGCGTTCATCTCACCAGGCTTCAGCCGACCTTTGGCGTATAGACGTTTCATTGTGGGCTTCATTCTTCGTCCTTCCTGTGGTTCTTTTCGACCTGAGCGTCGCAGACGCCCAGCCAAAAATACCGCTGCTCTAATTTCGTCTTGAACTGTTCAGCCTCTACGGACGGCGCCCAGCCTTTAAGCCCTACGTCGTGGCCGACCTTATAAGCGCGAGTCAGCTTCTCTGCGACAGCGCGTGAAACTCCGGTAGGCGTTTTCATCATTCCTCATCCTCCCTTTCGTACTGCGCGTGAACGCGCCGAACCTCTCGCTTCAGCCGCATGAGCTGAAGCAACAAACCTTGTTTTTTGAAATATCGCGGCGCAGTTGTTTCAACATCTGCGAGAACTTCCACGATCTTCGCGGCGTCCTCAGGCTTCAACTGCACGTGCTTCGGGTTGCTCATGCCAATCCCTCCTTTTTGAGTTTTTCGATAAATTCCACAGCGACCTTTTCGCAGTCCTTTGCTGTCATGCGCCAGTCCGCCGGAACCGGCCACAGTCTGCGTTCGCCCTCATCGAGCCCCACCCAGACGAGAGGCGGCCCCTGCACGTACGTCGGAATGCTGATAACAACGACGTGCCAAGAGGCGTACACCACGGCTTTCAGCCCGAGTACTTTTTCTCTGACAAAGACGTCGCACAAAACGTCGCACAAAATCCGATCCGCGTTAGGATCAAGAAAAGTTTCGGTGCTCATGCCTCCTCCTTGTAGAAAACAATCCAATGTGTACCGCTTTTCGTCGGGAACCGCGTAGCGATCAGCGGCTTTTGTTCCGTGAGTTTCAGAACTTCGCTCACCTTGATCTGAGTCTCGGCCCACTTGAAAAGCAACGTGCCGCCCTCCCGGAGCACCCGAAACCCTTCGGCGAATCCCGCAGCGAGATCAGCCCGCCAGTTCGCCCGGTCAAGAATCCCGTACTTCGCACGGAGCCAGGACTTTTCCCCGGCGTGCACCAGATGCGGCGGATCGAAAAGCACCAGGTCAAACCTGCCGACCCACTCTTCCGGAAGATGCCGGAAGTCCTGCAGCAAGTCGGGGGCCACGATGCACGTCCGGTTCAGCTGATTCGTGAAGTTCGCCATACGCACGTCACAAGCTAGGACGCGCGTATCCGCCTTATCGAAGTAGAAGCACCGGGGTCCGCAGCACATATCGAGAACGCGTTTCATGCCGCCTCCGGATGAAAAACGATTTCCTGGTTGATCTCTTCCTCGGTCTTTCCGAGCATTCCGGCCGCAATAAGCTGAGCCTCATCAGGCGTGCCCATGGCATACGGATCAGGTCGGGAAAGCTTGCGCGAATCCAGGCCGAGCCCATGCAGGTAAATCTGTGTGAGGTACGTCATGTCGTCGGCCTTCCAGTCGCCGCGGCTCTTGCCGAAGCGTTCGAGGTAGGCCACCTGGGCCGTATGAAGCGGACGGCCGAGCTCCGGGTGCTCGTGCATGAAGCGGAGCCGAAAGACGTGGAGAATGGGACTCAAGGGCTTAGCACGCTGCCAGCGCAGGTAGTCGAGGCACCACCGCGGAATGGGAATGCCTGCGCCCTGAACGGCCCTGCGCATACTCCCGCGGCGTTCGGTCTCGGTGTTGGCTGCCATTTCCGCGCGCTGCGCCCGGCGTTCGTCAAGCTCCCTGCAGAGCTTCACGATGTCGTAAGGGGTCGGTGCCGCCTTGTGGTTGATCGGCCAGTCGTTGATCACGCGCACGGCCGTCTGGCAGTCGATGTCGCACAGGGCGTTCTGCCAGATGTCCCAGCCGGTCTCGGTGACGTTCTTGCCGCCGGTGACAGCAATGACACCCGACAGCAGCTCCCTGACGTAGCGGTTGAAGTCAAGCTTGTCCATTGTTTTCGTCCTTTCGGAGCTGCTTTTCGCCCCGGATAATCGCTTGGATTTCTTCAAAGGAAGCCGGCTTCACCTTGTCGGCCTCGGTTTTCTTTCGGAAGGTCTTGCGCTTCCAGTCCGGCATTGAGAGCACAGAGTTGCGGAACGTGGCAAACCAATCGAGCTTCACGCCTTTGGCACCGGGCACCGCGATCCAGTAGTTCCGGAATTCCTCGAAGGCTGCCTTCGGATCAAGATCAGGGGCTTTTTCTTCCGCCCACCGCTCCCAAGGCTCCGGGAGCTCCTTCAGGTCAAGCCGTGTTCCGCGCTTTTCCTTTTTCGCCGGTTTCGTCTCCGGCGGAGGCAAAGGCTCAAGAGCGCCCCAGTCCTCCGGGAACGGTTCCTCGGGAATCTCGTCACAAAAATCCGAAGGAGGAGGTTCGGGAGCGTCAGCGACTTTTTCGCTAAAAGCGCCCCCAACCTTATATATATTGGTTATTGGTTCTTGGTTATTGGTTAGCATTGCGTCCGCATTGCGTTCGCTATGCGTTTGCATTCCGTTCGCATCTGCGTCCGCATTGCAAGTGCATCCGTTTTGCATGTCGTTTGCATTTGCGTCTGAGGCTTTCTTTCCCCTTGAGCCCTTATTCCATCGGGCTTGAGCAGACTTCGCGGCCTTCTCGGACTTCTCCGCGGCCTTGGCAATCTCTTCATCGCACCGGCGATGCGCATAAACGTCACCTTCACGATGGAAAAAGCGGTCAAGCACATATTCCAGTGCGGCTTTCTCTTCCGGCGCATATGCTCGGGAGATGCGTTCGCATTCCGAACGCATAAGCGGACGCTCGACTGAGTAGTAGAGCATCAACAAATCTATGTAGACACCCTTTTCGAGTGGCGACAAAAGTCGCGTGCTCGAATCCCAGTCACCTACGTGAAACTGAACGTAGTTCATGGCGAGCCTCCCGGCTACTTGCCCGTGCTTTCAATGAGTTCCCAATCGATCTGAGGAAGAATCGCCCGACGGGAAACCTGCCGGCGCGTTGCCTCTTCGAGTTTGCAAGCAAGCGTGACGGACACACGACGTTCCGGGTGGTTGACGATGTTGTAAAAGTAGTTGAGTTTGATCCCGCACTTTTTGCAAATGGCCTTTTTCTCGACCGACGCAAGGGAGCGGAAATACTGCGATGCAGAGGGAAGCATGAGAGCTACTCCGTTTTAGTTCAATTATGGGTACTGGAATACTACCCCATACATTCCCCAAAAGTCAACCAATACTGCGCAAAACTTTCCTAGACTTTGTGCGGCAATCTAACCCATAATTTGACCTAGCCGGACTAAGAGGAGGACAAATAATGGTTGATGATGAACTGACAGCTCGTCGCCGGGTTAATCTGCGACGTATCGCCGATGAGTTAGGAGGAGCCGCTGCTGTTGCCAGGAAGACTCAAAAGAGCGTCCAACAAATAAGCAGTATGCTCAACGGCACCAAGTCCTTTGGCTCAAAGATCGCTCGTGACATAGAACCTAAACTGGGGCTTCCCCTGCAAAGCCTGGATAAGGAAGCGCCAAATTTTGTAGTTGCAGCGGAAACGCCTGAAGCTACGGGGTACGTGCGCATTACAGCGCTTGAGGCGCGGAAAGAGTACAACCTGTTGCGCATTCAGGAATTGAGCAAAATCAGGCTGATGGAGTGCAAAGAAGATTGGCTGTACGAACAAGCTCTTTCCACATCCAAGCCCAGTGCGCTAAAGCTATTCTCTGCGCCATCGGACAACATGGAGCCAGAAATTCTCCAAGGCGGATCAGTCGTCGTTGACATCTCGCAAAACACTTTCACCGCCAACGGCATATACGCCATGACGTATCAGGGTTCGGCATTCATATATCGGATACAGATGAACCCTGACGGATCAGTATATTTTTTGTCGGATAATCCAAAATATGAAAAGATGGTAGTGAAGGACACGTCCAACATCGTGATAGTTGGACGGTGTGTCGGCTGCTGTAACACGCACTCGCTCTAATAAAATTCCATTGTTCATCAAATCCCAAGCCCGCGCACTGCGGGCTTTTTTGTTGCCTTTTTGACTCCTATCAAAAACCGGTCACCTAACCAGAATACCCTGAAGTCATCTTTTATAGTTGACAAGCAGGTTAGTGATGTGGTTTAATTTCGGGTACGCAGATGAGTAATTCGGACTCATCTAAACAAAACCACCAGGAGGCAACGAAATGACACAGACGACCATTGTTTTGAACCCCAAGCGGACTGAGTACTCGGCTGAGAAGGCTGCAAAGAGGGCAATGACGGTCGCCCAGATGATCGAGGCGCTGAGGCAGTTCCCTGCGGACGCCCGCATCGTGGTGTCGGATTACGCCGAATACATGTACGCGCCGGTGACGCTCTCCGATCTGCATGAGCACGTTGAGGAGGAGTAACGCCATGACATTGGACTTCGTCTTTCGCATGGGTGAGTTGGCCGACATTGAAGAAGACCGCTTTTGGTCCCAGGCAAACGTGGTGATCGTCATCGCGGCCGTCACGGGTCTTGTGACGCTTTTGAAGTGGGTGCTGGCATGAAGCAGTTCATCGAAAACGTCCTGGCAGCCGCGGCACTCATCCTCACGATGCTCGTGCTGCTATCTCTGCCAGGCTACTAGAAACGAGAAGGGGGGGGTGGCGCCCTGCCTTACGAGAAGGTGGCGCCCTGCCTTAACGGAGAAAGAAATGATTGATCTCAGCAAACACAACGAAGATTTGATCCGAGACGCCAACACCTGGAAGCCGCTCAACGTCTACCCGCTTGAGCGCGTGATGGTGTTCGAGAGCGGCAGCCAAAGCTACTTCGTCTACACCGAGCTGCATACCGTTTCAGTGAGCGACGCAAGCCGCAGAGAAGTATCGAACTCCTACGCCTTAACAGAAGACGAGTTCTCCCGCCTGATGGGCGAACTCAACCTCGACTAGGAGGCTACATGAACGAAGACGACAAGGACCTCGACGCCGAAGAGCTCGAGGACGAAGAAGAGGAAGAAGAGCCGGAAGAGGACGATGGCGACGATGGCTTTGAAGATGACGGCTGGATCAATGCCGGCGACTTCTACCACTGGGACCCGTTTAAAGGACAGTAGAAAATGACAGCAGTACAGATCTCTCACGAACAATGGCTCAAAGCCCGACAGACCGGAATCGGCGGTAGCGATGTCGCCCCGATTCTTGGTATTTCCAAATGGACAACGCCGCTGGACGTATACAACGAGAAGGTAGCCGACACCCCAACGGAAAAAGACAGCGATTCCATGGAATGGGGGCGCCGCCTGGAACCGGTTATCCGCCAGGCTTACGCGGATAAGACGGGACGCGTCGTGGCCGTGCCGGAAAAACAGTTCCGCAGCGACGCTCATCCCTTCATGATTGCCAATGTAGACGGTGTTTGCGAAGACCGTCTGTTGGAAATCAAGACCGCACGAACCGGCGCAGACTGGGGAGAAGAAGGCACGAACGAAATCCCAGACTATTACCTGACGCAGGTCATGCACTACATGATCGTCACAGGATACCGGCTTTGCGACGTGGCAGTGCTCATCGGCGCTTCCGACTTTCGCATTTACACAGTCGAGTACGACGACGAACTTGCTCAGATGTTGATCGAAGCCGAAGCAAAGTTCTGGAAGATGGTCGAGAACCGGACGCCCCCGGCTCCTCGTTCGCTTGCAGAAACGAAGGCCGCCTTCCCCTCCTCCGTTCCTTCGAGCATTGAGGCCGACAACAAGATAGCCGAGACCATGACCGAACTCGCCAAGGTACGAAACGAAATCAAACAGCTGAAGGACACGGACGACAAATTGACTGCTGTCGTTCAGGCCTTCATGGGCGAAAGCGAAAAGCTGACTTTCGGAGGCTCAACCCTTGCCACCTGGAAAAGCAGCAAACCAGTAGCCCGACTTGATTCGGCTGCGCTCAAAAAAGCCATGCCGGACATCTACGACCAATACACGAAACAAAGCGCGCCGACCCGCCGCTTCATCGTAAAAATTACTGAGGAGTAAATCATCATGGCAACAGAAATCACCGTAAACCCCTTCGCCACCCCCGCCCCTGTCGCCAGCCGCGGATCCGCCCCGGCTACAGCAGCCGTTGAAAGTTCTCGCGCCGTGGCTGAAGTGCAGGCCGCTTTGGCTATCGCCCGCATGAATCCGCGAGATCAACGCGCCGCGATGGACCGAATCTTGAACGCCTGCACGCGGCAAACACTCGCTCAGGCCGCCGTTTATTCCTACGCTCGTGGAGGAAGCGAAGTTACAGGTCCGTCGATTCGCCTCGCCGAAGCCGTCGCACAGCAGTGGGGCAATATGCAGTTTGGCATTCGTGAACTTTCAAACGCCGGGGGAAAGTCTGAAGTTCAGGCTTTCGCCTGGGACGTAGAAACAAACACCCGCCGCGAAGTGACGTTCTCTGTTCCTCACATTCGTCACACGAAGAGAGGCTCCTACAAGCTCGAAGACCCGCGCGACATCTATGAGCTTATTGCCAATCAGGGTAGCCGCCGCCTTCGCGCCTGCATTTTGGCCGTGATCCCCGGGGACGTGATTGAGGCGGCTGTGTCGCAGTGCCAGATAACGCTTCGCGCCAACGTAGACGTAACGCCGGAAGGCATCAAGAAACTCATTGATGCTTTCTCTCAGTTCGGCGTCACCAAAGCGCAGATCGAGAAGTTCTGCCAGTGCCACGTAGAAGCCATCCGACCGGCTCAAATCGTACGGCTTCGAACGATCTACACCAGCTTGAAGGACGGCATGGCCGAGCCTGCGGACTTCTTCGAACCGGAGTCCGCCCCTGCCGCTCCTGCCATTGAAAAGCCCGCCGAGAAACAGACGCTGAAAGAAAGACTCAAGGCGCAGAAAGTTGCTGAAACGACGGAGATTGCCGACGCTGATACGCCGGATGCCGGAGCGGAACCCGCACCGACGGCCGCGCCCAAAGAACCGCTCCCGGATCTCAATCCGAACGAGCCGGAAGTTCGGGAACCGTGAAAGATCACCCGTAACACACAACTTTCACTTAGGAAGCACAAACAGGAGTCCAAAAAATGACCTTTGACGATAAGGCCCTGGCAGCCGGATCGGTGATCGCCGCGGTGTTCATTTTTCTTTGGCTTTGGCTCAGTCCGGGCGTTTTTCTGGGCTGGTTGATCTGGGGGTAAGAGATGGAAGCACAGGATTTAAAACGCCGCGTCCGGGAGCTGTATGAGCAGGTCTCCTTCAGCCAGGAGGAGACACGACGGCTTCAGATGATCGAGGACGCGATCACAAAGGGAGCAATCGAGAAGGCGTGCGTGCTCTCGATGATCCTCGCGACAAGCACGCACAAAAAGGCAAACGCCGCGGCCCGGCTGCGGGATACGCTGAGGAGAGCGAAAGATGGCCAAAAACAGCAAACCGCGCAAGAAGTATCGGCCGAAGCCCGTGAGGTTTAACTGTTGGGAACGCTCAGACATCGAGCACCTGCAGGCCGTGTTTCAGGAATTTGAGCTTATCACTGAGTTCAAATTCCCGACCGGCGAAGCGAACATGGACGACATGTGCTGTGTCCGGGACGTGCTCAATCTCTGCACCCTCGGGATGGTGACACGGGACTGGCTAGATCGGGACGAGGTCAAGGACTGCACACCGATCGTCAACGCGGCCGGAGACGCGATCAAACGATGCGCCGACCGCGCCTGCGACCGCAATCCGGACGCCCCGCGGTTTGTGTTCGCCGGAGACGAACTCAAGGCAGTCCGGGCAGGAGTCGCGATTGCCGGCCCCTTCATTCGGGACAGTCTGGACGAATCACCAACCCGCCTCATCCTGGAGTTCTACGCGATGCGGCATCTGACAAGGGGAAAGGACGGGCGATACGCCTACACGGACGAACAACTGAAAAGAGCAATTGAACAAGAGAACGACAACATTGACTGGAGCCACCGCCATGGATAACACAACACTTCTGATGGACCAGCGGCCGCAGCCGCCTTCAATGGCCAGTTCGACGATGAGTTCAGCTACGGCCGCGTGCGTTGAAGCCCTCGTTGGCGGTGTAGTGATGGAGCTTTTCGGCGGGGTGCCGCCGTGTGGATTGTTGGAGGAGTGAAGATGCAGACCAAGTTGCTGACTATTAAGGAAGTCGCCAAGCGGCTCAATAAGTCTGTGAGCACGATCCGCAGTTGGATTCGCGGTTACTACGACAACGGCGACGGCCCGCGCCTGCGGGGGCGCGAATTTATTAAGCCGATCCGAGTCGGCGGCACCCTGCAATTTAAAGAATCCGAGCTCGAACGCTGGATTGCCGAAGGAGCTCAACGTTGACAAACGCACAAGAATCCGCGCATAATGCCCGTGCCTCGTCTACCAAGAGGCACCGGATTGGCGCCCGGAAAGCGAAAGGTGCACAGCCGCCTTACTTCCGTATGAGCGGATTTTTTGTGCATAGCAGTCTCCCTTTACGGGCGGACTGTATGGGGCATGCTTGCATGCGCCGGTACCCTTTTGCACCGGTACGCCAACCCGTACAGTCTGCCCACCACGATTGGCGTCGTGAGGGCAGTTCTCAAACTGCAAAAGGAGGACACGCTATGCAAGCGTTCCAAGGTGCTGCTCAAACGCAGCCGTCAACATTCAATCTCCCGTTCGCCATCACGGCGCTCATCAAACACCAGCTGACCTCCGGCGAAGCCAAGGACTACGCGATTATGTCGTGTTCCGAAGCCAAGAACATCCTCATCGCCGTAGCCGATTCGGCCGAAAGCGATAGCCAGATGCTTTCCACCGCAGGGCTTCTCAGCGTCATCAAATCCGCCGCTTCCATTTTGGAATGCGCAGAACTCCTCGTTAATGAGACGGAGAAATGAAAATGACTCATACCGCTATCGTTACCCCGCCCGTCGTCCAAGATCATGACGGGCGTCCCATGACCACGAGCTTCCAGGTTGCGAAGTACTTCAACAAACGTCACGACCACGTCCTCCGTGACATCGACAACCTGATTAAAAAGCGCCCCGATTTAGGTGTGTCCAATTTTGGGGAGTCTTTTGAAAACAAGGCTTTAGGTACTGTTCAGAACCACAAGGTTCGTTTTTATTACATGGATCAAAAAGGCTTTACTCTGCTCTCCATGGGCTTTACGGGCGACAGGGCTCTCGGCTTCAAAATCGCTTATATCGACCAATTCGAGGCTATGGCGAAAGCTATTGCCAACGCAAAGACGAACTACCTGCAAGACTACATCAACAAGCTGACGATGCTGGAGAACAAGAGAGAACGCGCGTCCGTTGCTGGGCAAGCCTTACATGAGTGGAAGACCGAAAAAGGACAACTGGAACTCGAAGTGAAGGAAGCGGAAAAGAAGGTGCAGCCGGAACTGCCGCTGCAGATCAGCGTTTCCATCGAAAATAAGGAGAAGTAA